TAGGTGAGAGTCGGAAAGGTACAAAATGACAATATCTAACAAATTCGCATTTAAAACATTTACTAACTTCAACAAGTTTGTTGAAGAAAGAAATCTGGTAGCTGAACGACTAGAGAAGACATTCCCTGAAAAGAAATTCAGAGATCAATGTCTCTCTTTTCACGGAGACCAACCGTGTGATCTGTTCTATGCAGACACATTACGTTCGGTCACTTATAAATGTGACCCAAATAATCTGACTGTCTACATAAATGTAGACGGCGACGATTAATATAATATTCTTATTATATCATGAAAGGAGGTTAATTATGATTTATATAAATTATGATGACCTCTAACAGTTAGAGATCACATACCATTTTAATTAGAAAGGGGGTTTTAAAATGGGTGGTTGGTCTCTAACATGTTAAAAAAAAAGAGAGGTTATTCCTCTCTTTTTTTTAGTAAGTCAAACTATATAAACCTTGAATTGCTTCATTTTTCATTTCTCTAGCAGTGCCACCTGATACATTTAAAAGATAATTTTTAGAAGCAATAATTTCTTCAGCTTCTTGATTAGCTTCTTGAGTGAAAACTCCTCTTAATGAAACAGTGTCCTTTTTTTTTTGGACTATATCTTCACAACTATATGGCTAATAGTTAGTGCCTTCTGTTTGAGGGTAAAATGTTAGAAAAACCCTTACTCTACTCCCTTCGTGTAAGTATTTCAACTTACCTTATTTTTAACTAGATTACTAGTATATTAGGTTTCGATAGTCTCTGAACTCATATCCTATCTTTATAGGATACTTCGCTGCATCGATTAAGCAAAAACTTAAATCTTTTTACCATACCTAAGTCTGTTAAACTTCGCCACTATATGTATTACTACTATAGTTTGGTAATTTAAGTCGTTTAGCTATTCCTGCAATTAAGAAGGTTTAATGACAGCCACACTGTTTCTTTATTTTAAATTATGTTTCTTAATAATATCAAAGATTATTTTATCTAGCTCATTATATTTAGAATAATGAATTCTATATAAAATAAAATTATTTTTTTGACAATAATTATTTTTAATCTGATCTCGAATTTTTTGTTTTTTCAAATCTTCTTCATAATATGGGTTTCTTTCATGAAATTCTCCATCGTATTCAATTATAATTATTTTATTATTAGTATCTTTTAATTCAAAATCAAATTTTAAAGGATTAATAAAAACACAATCATCATATATTTGATCATGAACAAAATTAATTTTATTTTCAGTTAAAATATGAGCAATTTTCTTTTCACCTTTTGACTGACGACAATAAGGACATCTATATCCTTGTTGAAAATCATTTGGGCGAACTAAATATTCATGATTACATATTTTATGTTTTATTTTATGTTTAATTTTATTATTATTTTTATATTTTTCCAACCAAATATATTCACTTCCATCAAATGCTTCATTTAAAAGATTTTTTAAGTAATTCTTTTTTATGGCATATTTTCCTCTATTTTTATTAGCGCAAATTGGACATCTACTTTTTTTAGTTCCTAAAAACATATTTGGAGTAACTTCAAAAATATTTCCGCATATTTCATGTTTTAATGTACATTTTGTTTTTGTATTTTTAAATCCAGAAATATATGTATATTCATTATTTGTTAATGTTTTTATTCTTTGAATAAACTCTTTTTCAGAAATTTTCTTTGTTGATTTATGAATAATAGTTTTACATTTTGGACATCTTGATTTATTTTCATTTAAAAAACCTTTTAATTTACATTGATATTCAAATCCACATTTATGTTTTAAAGTAACTTTAGTCTGAATTCCTTTATCAAAATTTTTTGTTAAACATTTATAATCATTATTGTCAATTTTTTTAATTCTTTCTAAAATTTCTTCATTAGTATATTTCATTATTTATTTCACCGCCTAAATTTATAATAAATTTATGTTAAGCGGAGATTCTAACATTTTTTCTTTAACAACAACCGTCAAAGTCCCCTCCCATAGCTACTAGATAATAACTATTAATTCTAACAGTATCTATAAAATAGTCATGTTTTCCATCCATATTTTTTTTAGGATATTCTGGGAGTATAAATGGATAATCTTCAAAATATTTATTACCTAAAGTCATTTTACAAGTTTTTTGTGTTGTTAATACTTTTATACGGCTAGGATAAATATTTTGGAAGTTTGTAATAGGATAACGAGTAACATAAACATGTTTATCATTAATAACTTCTTGTGATACGATATAAAGTAAATCAGTCAATGTAAAGTCTCTTTTAAGACTTTCATTAAACATCATTAATTTTCTTTCTGTTCCAGTATCGTCTTTAAACATTATTGGGGAGAATCTAGCTTCATGATTTTTAATATAAGTATTCATTAATTTCTTTATATGTTCCTCATCAAAATTATCCATAAACTTATATACATCAGTTTTATATTTAGTTTTAGCTGCATCTCTAATTGTATCTAATTCTTTTTCAAACCATGACTGAATTTCATAAACAAAGAATGGGAAAAATAATACAATTACTTGAGATAAAGGTACACCTGTATAACCCATTTTAATTTGTGTTTCTTGCCATGTATTTGAATTAACCATAGGACAAGAAATAACAGAACGAGTAGCATAATCTATTGATTTACCTAATAAACCTCTATGAATCAAACCAGTTTTCTTAGATAGTTGTGAAGTACAATAATCATATATTTCTACTAACAAATCTTGAATTAAAGCATCATTTGTATATGATAGGAAGCTTAAACTAAAATCACTAGTTGATTGACAATAACGAATTAATTTAGAATATAAGTCATTAATAGTATCTACAGCATCAACTCTATCATTATTATCGGTTGGCTGAAAATCTCTTATAAATGGGGGAATTACTAAAAATTTATCAATGAATAATTCGTCTTTATTTTTTTTATTTAATATAGTTACTTTATCATTTCTTGTAAAAGAATCTGATAATTTCCATTTAAACTTTTCCCAATTATTATAAAGAAAATCTATACCAGTCTGTCCTTTATCTGAATCTTCAATAATTTCACCTTTACCGTTTACACTAAAATATTTAGTACCATTAATACATTGAATAAGTTTTCTATTCATGGAAGTTAATATTTTATATGTAACTGGATGAAGAAATTTCTTATGTAAATTGATATAACCAAAAGTTGTTTTACGTTCTTCTGAACCCATTTGACCAAATATTTCTATAGATAATAGACCATCTTCAGTAGGTTTATTACCAAAATTAAATAATACTGAATTTTTAATCTCTTGACATTTATGTCTTTGAATAAATTGATCTACGTTTAAAAGATTAATCTTCATTTAATTCACCTCTTAATAAAATATAAAATATAATAAAGCGTTCTAAACCATATTAAATAAAAAGGAGTAACCAAAACTGGTTACTCCTTTTATATTAAAAGAAACTATTATTAACATTTCCACCATATAATCTTTGTTTAGGATTTACTCCCAAAGCTGCACGAGCTGGATTCATAGAATTATTTAATTCCATAAATTTATTCATATCAATAGGATCTTCTCTACCAGCAAGAATATCATTAAGATAATAATAATCTTGCTCATATTTAAAATTATATTTTTTTACAAACTGTCTGTATTCAGGATAAGGAATTATATTTTCATAATTACCTTCTAATCTAGATACATAATTTCTATAGAATTTTTTAATATCTTGATCCGTTAGTTTATAAATTAAAACACCAGCACCAACTAAAGTAGCACCTTTAAATATAGGTTTCCAAGCAGTGCCTGATAATAAATCTGATACACCATTACGAATTATTAAAGAACCACCTAAAGATAAACCTTTAGCTGCTAAAAAACCTAAATCTTCATTCATTGTTGTTTTTTTATAAACTGTATTTAAAGGATGATCATCTAAAGGTTTTCTTGGTTTTCTAAAATGTTGTACATGTGTCTGATAATGTTTATTAAGATTGTGATTGTCTTTATCTTTATTATTAAAAAAAAATCTATTATTTTTATTAGTAAATCTTACATCATCATTATCTTGATCGTAACTTCCAATAGTTCCTTTAGTTACATTTGGACAAGTGTTTGAATTACCAGTTTGATCTAATATTACATTATTATATGATTCTGGATTATCAAAATCTACACTTTTATATCTATCTTTATATGTAGGATAATGTTTAGCAAAATTAGCTTTACCTTTATCTCCTAATAAGACTTTCTTATTATCTAAGTCATAAGGAAAATCATTATAAATTTTTTTATCTGACATTTAATTTCACCTCTCAAATTTTATTAATATAATATTAAGTTAACAAAAATATATAAAATAATAAAAAGAGAAAGAACTTAAATAGTCCTTTCTCCTTTATTAAATAATTTTATTTTCTACCAATATTTCATTAAGTTTATTTTCTATATTATTAAAATCTGTATAAGGGATACGATACAGTTTAATATTATTCTTTTTACAATAGTTAGTTTTTATCTGATCTCTTTTTTGTTGTAATTTTAAACGATCTTCACCATATATAGGTTTATAATGTTGTTCACCGTCATACTCTAACAAAATAAAAGAGTCTTCATTAATTATTTTAAAGTCAAAAGGCAATACTTTTTTATATTTACAATCTTGAAAACTATCATCTTGATATTTATATGAAATATTATTTTCTTCTAAAAAATTTATTATTTTATTTTCAGCTATAGACGCTTTACAATAAGGACAACTAACTTTATCATCTAAAAAAGTATTTGGTGCTGTAAAGAAAGTATTATTACATTTATTATGTCTAAATTCTATTTTAGTTTTCATATTAATATATTTACCTACTACAGAATATTCACCTTTTGTTTTATTATAAACTCTTTCATCAAACTCTTTTTGAGTTAACCTAGCATGTCCAACACAGTAATTACATCCAGCTTTTTTCTGTAGAAAATTATGAGGTTCTAATTCTAAAATTCTACCACATTTATTATGTCTTATTTTTATTTTAGTTTTATTATTTATATATTTTCCTATAATTGTATATTCATTACCAAAAATTTTAAAAGCTTCTTTTTTAAATTCTTCTTCTGTTTTAGTTTTTAAATTTTTTATATTAATAGCTTTACAATTCGGACATCCAATACCATTTAATATATTATGTGGAGATTGATAAAAAGTAGAATTATTACAAGT